AGTGCTCCTACCGTTGATACAGAAGCAATTGCTGCTGCCTTGGTGACCCTGATTAACGGAGGAACTACTACTCACTATGTAACAGCAACTGTCACAGGATCCACCATCGTCCTGGTTCAGAGTCAATCTGGTATTGCCAAGACATTTACCGTCAAGACATCTGATTCTGCCGGTGGAACCCTGATGTCCGCTGCCAAGGGCAAGGTTGCCCGTATCTCTGATCTACCCCTAGCGGCTCCTCACGACTTCAAGATAGCCATTGGTGCTGACATTGAAGATCCATCTACGAGCGACTACTACGGGATCTTCATCGCTAACGATGGGATCACCGGCTCAGGCCGCTGGGAAGAGTCTGTTGGCTTCGGTGTTACTACGACACTCTCAGATACCACGCTGCCTTATGTCCTTGTAAGAAGGTCAGATGGCAACTTTGGATGCTACAAACCCACATGGGATCTCCGCCTGGTAGGTGATGCTGTAACAGCAGCCCCTCCGTCATTCGTTGGACGCAAGATCAACGATATGTTCCTCTACAGGAATCGCCTTGGTTTCCTCGCGGACAACAAGGTGGTCATGAGTGAGGCGGGGAACTATTTCGGCTTCTGGCGTACAACATCAACGCAGATCATTGATTCAGATCCCATCGATGTATCGGTAGCACACTCTCAGGTATCTTCGCTACGAGCAGCAGTCGGTTGGGATGAACGCCTGATCCTCTTCACGGATACCACTCAGTTCTCCTTAGGTTCCGGTGCAGATACCAACCTGACCCCTGAGACTGTGGAGATCGTTCAGACCACAGACTTCGAGAACTTCTCCTCAGTCTGTAAGCCACAACCTACGGGTAGATCACTCTTGTTCATCCAGAGCAAGGGACAGAATGTGGGTGTCCGTGAGTATGTCCGTATATCAGTCGATGAGAAGTATGACGGACTTGATATCACTGCCAACATCCCTGCTTACATCGCAGGGGTACCTCAACAGATCGCTGTGAGCACCCATGACAGTACGGCATTCCTCCGTACATCTACCGGCCTGTACAACCATAAGTGGTTTGTAAACGGCAGCGAGAAGATCCAATCAGCCTGGAGCAAATGGGATCTCGGTGCTGATGCAGTAGTCGCAGGTATGCACTGGTACGACCACATCCTGTACATGGTGGTTACCCGTGGAACCGAAACCTTCTTGGAGAAGGTGGAGTTTGAAGGACGCTTCACAGACCCAGGGTTAACTTGGGGTGTTCACCTTGACCGTCGCGCAGTTGCCACAGGAGTTGTGGGAACAGTCTATGGAACCACTAAGTTCCTCTACGCACCCAACTTAAACCTGAGTGCCTATAGCCCCGTAGTGGTAGCCAACGGGATCAAGTATCAGCCTATTCAGGTCACTAGCACTGAGGCAGTTGTCCTTGCGAATCTCGTTGGAACCGTTGCTTGGGTGGGTGTTCCATACGAAATGCGTTGGACATTCTCGAAGCAGTATGCACGGAACCAGGATAAGCCCATCATTGATGGCCGCTTGCAACTCACCTATGGAGTTCTATCGTTCGAGGAAACAGGGAACTTCAAGGTTGAAGTGACCCCTAAGTATCGAACGCCATTCTCCTACACATTCGATGGGTCAGTACTCGGTGGCAGTCTGCTTGCCAATACTCCGAATCTAGTCACAGACTCGTTTAGGTTCCCTGTTCACTGCCGTGCTGCTGATGCCAAGGTATCTGTAGTCAGCACATCTCATCTTCCATGTCGGATCCAAAGTGCCTCCTTTGAGGCAAACTACTCAACCCGTAATAGGACTATATGACCCCCCATGTGCGTCCCTCGAAAGAAGCCGATTGTGCTCGGATCGCAGGAGCTCTGCGTGAGGCTGACAGACAAGAGTGCGACTTGTGGGGGGTTGATCCGCTGTGTTCTCTGCGGGAGGGTCTGGCGCATTCGTTGCAGTGCCTCACCGTCATCGGGGAAACAGGGAATCCCACGGCCATGTTCGGGATCACGCCCACCGGCACCGTCTGGCTTCTAGGGACTGAAGAGCTCTTCACATTTCCTATGGCATTCCTGCGGCAGAGTCGGCTGTGGGTGAACCACATCATTGCGCCTGTTTCCAAGTTGCCTGGTGTTTCCGGAGTAGGAAACTGGGTCGATATGCGAAACACGAAACATACAGATTGGCTGGTATGGGTGGGATTCACTCTCACCAATATCGCTACTCACAACAATCAACGAATCGGTTACTACCGAAAGGCTATCTAACTCATGTGTATTCCATTCCTAGCACCCATCGGTGTTGCTCTTGGAGCATCAGAGGCAGCGGCAGCTGCTGCTGGAACCATGGCAGTGCTATCGGTGGCAGCAACAGCAGCGAGTGCCGGTGTGTCCTATGCCGGTCAGAAGCAAGCGGCTGACTCACAGAAGTACCAGTACGAAGAAGGGCAGCGGCTTGCCCAAGAGAACCTGCAACTCCAATATCAGCAGGTAGGTGTCCGTCAGCGTGAGGAGCAGATCAGTAAGGCTCAACAGGTTCAGCAGATCCGTCAGGAAGCAGAGACTGCCTTTGGTTCCATTCGTACCACTACGGGTGAAGCGGGTATCCAGGGCAACTCCGTCAATATGTTGATGAACGAGTTCACCCGTCAACAGAATGAATCCATCGCCAATGTCAACCTCAACTACGACTTCCGTAGTCGCCAATTGATGATTGAACAACTCGGTATGCAGGGGCAAGCCGATGGAACCATGATCCGTTCCTACCCAACGACTACCGCACCGAGCCCCTTTACTCCTGCTCTTCAGATCGGTGGAGGTGTACTGGGTGCCATAAATACTTATGGCAATGTGGAAAAAATGAACTTCGGTACAGGTAGTGCACCTTCTGCCAACTACTCAACGCTTGCTCGACGCGAGGCTTTCATGGGTTCCATGCCCACATCAGTCCGCATGGTTAGCCGAGGGTGGTACTAACTATGGCAACATCCCTTACACCCCGTGACCTCACGCAGGTCGCTATTCAACCTTCAGCCTCGCCGGTGAACCTCAATGTCACCCCGGCACCTGGGCAACAACTCCGTGGTAACTCCCTACAGCAATTGGGTGAGGCTCTCTCAGGGTTCTCCCCATCACTCCAAGGAATGCTTGCGCGGGCTGCTGATGAGGACAAGCGGAACCTTGCAATCCAAGGAGCCTCTGTTGACTTCTCCCAGGTTGATCTCAATGTAGATCCCAACGCTACCCCACAGGAGCGTCAGTTCGCCCTCAACCGCGCCTTCAAGGAAGCCGTTGTCAAGAACAATGCACCTGATTCAGCGAACCCCTTCTTCCTCATGGAAGCCCGTAAGAACTTTGGGCGATCCGGTGGCCTCCAGTACAGGAACGCTTTAGCGTCACTCTCAGCATCTGCCACAGACCCTGCGAACCCTGTGCCATTCTCTGAGATCGCCAAACAGGCCGCCGAGAAGGTAGGCATGGATGCCTTCACATCAGACATCTATGGTGCTGCGGGGTTTGCCTCGGTTGCCCAAGAAGCCAACGCTGAGTTCAGCAGTAAGTTCCAAGCGGAGATGCTGAAGCGTCAGGAGTTCGTTGCTGTTGAGCAGACTCAGAACGGTATCGCTGAGGCTCTACGGACTGCTGGTGCCAGTGGCTATGAATGGGACTCTAAGGGTTCCGTAGGTGTAGCCATGCAGCAGATGGTGGACAGTATCCACTTGACCACTACGGATCCGCTGATTGCTCGTAAGGTTCTCCTGGGTGGCTTTGAGACAGCGATCTCGCAGACCAAGGATGAGGCTGAAGTGGAGACCATGATGTCAGCCATGGGCAAGTTGTCCTTTGGTAAGGCTCAGATCAATCAGAACCCTGCCTTCTATTCAAACCTATTGACCATCAAGGATCAGCGGCTCAACGAGATTGCGGCTGAGGCAACCCGGAATGAACGGGTCTTTGACCAGAACATCCAACAGGGTGTCCGTGGGCTCTATGCCCTCGGTTGGAATGAGAAGGTCAGTGCAGCCATTATGGCTGGCAATGCTGAACAGGCGCAGCAGATCACAGAGAAGCTCCTCGATGAATATGTAACTAAGAATCCGGATATGAAGCCTGATGTCCGTGATGGGTTGCGTTCAGCAATCCAACTTAAGTTGAGCCCGCTGTTTGCTGCCGTTGGTGTGCAGAGAAACGCTGCTTCTGATGCAGAAACTCGGGACATCATGGATGCAATTGACGATGGATCAATCCCTGATCGCGGACTACTCCGTGACCGCATGACCAAACTACCTATCCAAAGCCAGATGATGCTTGATAGGCACTGGCAAGAGAATATTGGTGTGGTGCGTGGTGCTACTACGGCCTATGTCCAACAGAATGGCAAGGGGATCACCGCAAAGATCCTTCAGAGTTATGTCGATGCTGACATGGCTACCGGCAGGAATGCCAGTGGGCAACCCATGCTGCCTCCGTCCAAGATGGATGAAGCAAATGATCTAGAGACTGAGTGGAGAGCGGGTGCTAACGAACGCGTTAAAGCATTCGTGCGTGGTGATGTACTCGATGCAACCTCAGGGATGACCTACCGGGATCTCAAGGCTGCCTCGGGTGTTGAGGTTGCCAACCGCGCAGTCGTGGGGATTCTTGATGGCTACTACGACGGTAAGGTCAAGGAGCAGAACCAGGCTATGCGTGGGGTAAAGGCGGCTACTGAATCCGGGGTGACCGTTGGTAAGGCTAAGGTCATTGAACCTCGCCAAGCGTTCATTGAGGAAGTGGCTACGGAACAAAAGATGTCTGTCACTAATGCATTCGCTGTAGCCAAAGGAGCGGGTACATCGATTGAAGCGCAGAGCGAGGGTTTCGTTACATCCCTCAAGAGCGAGGTTGCACAAATCAACCAAGTTGCTTTGGACATGAACCTCGGTGCTGTCTACAACACAGACAAACTCCTACAGCGTCTTGGTGATATGTGGGCTACCGCACAGAAGGAAGGCAAGGTTGGCGTGGTGCGCCGAGGTGTTCTTTTCAACACCAACCGTGAATACACACCTGACTTAGTCCTTCAGCAGTATGGCCGTGTCAAGCGATCTATGACTGCTGGTCTGTCAGCGCAAGAAGTCATTGCAAACCAAACATCCGAAGGTGTCCCGGTATTCGGCGTGGTACTTCCTAACAAGGAAGCCGCCGTGGACTATGCATTCACAGTGCCCATGTTCAGGAACGAACTTGAACTGATGAGCCCACTCACAACCAACAAGGTCATGGATGCACTTGGTCTCTCTGCTCAAGTCAGAGAAGCCTTCGTAGCGCGTCAAGCAGAACTCATTCGGTACAAGAGGCAGCTCCTCATCAAGAACCCGAGTCTCACGAAATAATCAATGCCAACAACACCAAATAGCAGATACTTCAACGAGGATGAGCTCAGTGCCATCGTCAACGGTCAGGTATCTCCTCAGATGCCCACGGATCTCGGGGAACCTACTGATCCCGCAGCAGAACCATCGAAGCCCATCTGGGATACCTACGACACCATCAAGGCGGTCCCCCGTGGTGCCATCGATGCTGCCAAGGGTGTCTACAACCTTGCCGATTGGGCAACCATGGATCTCCTCCCAGATTGGCACACGAACCCACTGGGCACTAGCACATCATGGTCTGGTTCCATTGTGTCAGGTATCTCGCAGGTAGCCACAGGGTTCCTCGCTGCCGGGGGTGTCCTTGGGGCAGCCTCAAAGATCCCTGGTGCTGTAGGTGCCACCGCCGGTTGGTTGGGTGGAGCAGGGGGTGGTGCATCAGCTGCTATCCGGGGAACCTTTGTCAAGGGTGCCGTTACGGACTTCGCTGCCTTCGAGGGCAACGCAGGTCGCCTCTCTGATCTCCTAGTGCAAGCGGACAACCCTGCACTGAATAACGCCTTCACGCAGTTCATGGCAACCGACATGAATGACTCGGAACTCGAAGGTCGCCTAAAGAACGCCCTTGAGGGTGGCATCATTGGTGGTGCCTTTGAGGGAGTCATCGCGGGAATCAAGGGATCCATGAAGGCTGTCAAGGAGATGAAGCGTCTTCGGGCTGCTGGCAAGTCTGAAGAGGAGGCTGTGCAGGGTGCCATGCAGGTCGCCGGTAAGGATCTACAGGATGCTGCGGATGCTGCTGCTCGGGCTGAAGATGATTCCATGATGGCACAGCCTGAGGTTGCCCCTGTGGGTGACGCTGTGGCTGCCAAGGTTGCCCCGAAACCATCGCTCATTGATGCCTTGACTGATTCGGCTGATGATGTCCCACCCGGTTCTGCTGTGGACAACCTCGCTGCTGATGCTGCTCCTAAGAAGCCATCTACATCTGATCCTACGTACCCGGTTAAGCGTGGCGCAGAAGCCATGATGGATCGGATTAACCGTGAGGCAGGACAAGGTGGATCTATCACTCAAGAAGAGGCCACCATGATGACCTCTCTTGTCCGCCGGATGGGCGTAGACAACTTTGAGAGCATGGGCATCCGCTTCAGGAAGTTAGGTCCTAATCAGAATGGATCATTCTCCTTCACGCAGGATGTCATCAACATCGCCCGCCGCGCTACCACTACAGGTGATGCCAAGAGAACCTTCGTCCATGAAGTGTGGCACTCACTCACTGGGTACCTCGATGATTCCATGTTGGCTTCAATGAAGCGTGACTATGAGAAGGCTCATGTTGCGTTCTTTGATAAGCATGGCATCAGTCCCCGCGAGGCAACCGTAGATGGTGCTGTCTCCAAGACATTTAAGAAGGCTGTTCTCGATAAGAAGATTCCTGTCTCTGAGTGGTATCGCCTCATCAATATGGATGAGTGGGTTGCAGAGACATTGACTGATGCAACATTCTCGCGCCTCGCTCTTGAAGCAGATACCAAGTCAGTACTTGGCTTCCTCCGCTACTTCACCAAGAACACTCTTACTGAAGTCAAGGCGGTGTTCGGTGGTGCCAAGTACGACAAGCTGACTAAGGATTGGCTCAACGGTCGCTACGCGCTTGCTAAGGATTCTGAGTTCTACTTCGGTGCAGGTCGCCGTGCAGAGCAGCGTATGTATGGGCAGAGTGCTGCTGGTACTACAGCATTTGCGCCTCCGAGTGTGGACGGGATGCGGACTGTTGTTAATGACCCACCTTCGATGAAGGAACTTCACGATCTGCACACTAGCGGAGCCGATGTAGCTGCCCTTGCTGCCCGTATCGATGAATTAGAGAAGAAGGGTCTCATCAATCTGAAACCACTTCTTGGGAAGATCCCAGGGAGATCCGGGGTACCACCTACTCCCAATATGCTTGAAGAGGCAATCGTCGCCCTCCGTCAGTACGAGGCGAATCCCGATAAGTTTGCCAAAGGAACTCCCGCCACAAACGAAATCAACCGTATGACCGGCATAGCCTCGGTTAAGGCTGCTGTGGAGACAGGTGCGATCAATGCTGCGGAGGGGATTCAGTTAATGCAGCGTGGGTTAGTTACATCTAAACAGCTCGTTGACATGATGCCATTCCTCGAAGGTCTCACAGCAGCATCACGCTACAACGCCCTACAAGCCATCCGTGCGCCAGGAGCAGATTCTGATGCTGCGCTGAGGGCATTTACTGAGATATTCAGAGCATCCGAGGGGATCAAATCAAACATAGGCAAGAGCCTTCAAATGTCTCAAGCCTTTAGTGATACGGAAACGATAGGTAAGCAGTTCCTTGCACTCACACCAGCGGAACAGCGGGTGCGTATGGAAATGATGGGGGATACTCTCCAGTTACTTCTACTAGATCCCAAGACAGGCCGCCGCGCTGCCCAACTACTCACAGAAGGTTCCTATCGAAGCGGAATGCGTGTGACGGTTGAGATGTTCCGTAACTCGATCCTGTCGGGACCAAAGACCCTTGCAGTCAATGCATGGAACGGCTTGCAGATGTTGGCAATGCCTCTTGAGCGGGCTGCTGGCAAAGCATTGTCAGGTGATGCAGCGGGCGCAGCGAATGAACTATCGGTACTCACGCGGTACTGGTCACAGACTACGGATGCCTTTCAGGCTCTCAAGATCTCCGCATCAGAAGAAGGTGACTCCTTCGTTCTCGGTCGAGGAAACCAACAATACGGTGATGAGTTTGTACCTGGTAGGCGTATTGGTTCCAAGGGTGTTACTTGGCTTAACGAGGTGGACAAGGTCACCGGCGCAGTCCAACGCACACCAGCCGGTGCTGCAATGGATTGGTTTGGTCAATTCGTCAACGCTCCCATGAGAGCCCTCGGTTTTTCCGATGAGTTCTTTATGACCCTTGTTGCCCGCTCAGAAGCAGATACGGTTATCCGTGCTGATGTAGCGAAGCGCATGGGCAAGCCCCTCACAGATGCTGCGGTATCAGCAGAGGTATCGAGGCTCCGTGATCTTCTCTTCATTGATGGTCAGCTGTACACCCGTAAGACTGTTGAAGAGCGTGGGCTCCGTCAGGCTCGGGATAAGTACCTGCCCGGTGCTTTCCGGGAAACCCTCGGTACCGTGGTTGCTGATCGCCTAGGGAAACCTGTAACTGATCCAGCAGTAGTTACTGAGGTAAGCCGCCTTTACAACGCCTCGATGAAAGCCGGTAAGGTTGATCGAGAAGCCATCAAGGCTATTGCTGATGTGACTGAACGGAAGGCTGTGCTTTCTGCCTTGGATGCCTCAGGTGCCAAGGCGAAGGCACATCCTCTGTTCATTCCTGAAGTCCAACGATATATCGATCAGAATTGGGATGCCACTGTCGATAGCGACTTGGCTCCCTTTGGTGGCAATATGCAACAGGCCGCCGGTGAGGACTATCGAGTCCTTCAGCGTGTCTCAGGGGAAATCGAGCGTCGAGTCAAGGAGCAAACTTGGAAGCGTGACTACACCGATATCGCTGATGAAACAGCACCCTTCGGCTCACGCCTCGTAGGCAACATCGGTAAGGCATTCTCAACAGCAGTTGGTCATGTACCTGAACTGCAACTGATTGTTCCGTTCATCAAGACCCCTACGAACCTTCTTGCATTCGTTACAGACCGTAACCCCATCGGGCAGAGTCTCGCTTGGGTGCAAGCAGCCAAGGCTGGTGATAAGAAGGCAGCAGCTCAAGCAGCAGGGCGATTGGCTACCGGAAGTGTCCTGTACACCACAGGCATCGGTCTAGCAGCGAGTGGCATGATCACCGGCAAGGGTCCTGTAGATCCTGATATCCGAAAGCAACTCCTTGCATCCGGTTGGCAACCCTATGCCATCAAGGTGGGAGGCGTGTATGTCTCCTTTGGACGCAATGACCCCGTAGCCACCTTCCTTGGAATCGTTGCGGACACTGTGGACATCAGCCGCAGCACCTATGACCCAACCCCTGAGGACAACGGGATCATCATGGGTGTCTCTAAGGCTGCCATCATGTCTATCGCTAACAATGTGACTTCCAAGTCATACCTGCGTGGATTGACTACGGCTATGTCGGCGGCCATGGGTGATGAGGCTGCTGCAAACAAGATGATGCGTCAGTTTGCAGGAGCAGTTGTACCGAACGCCTTGGCACAGACTGAGGCAACCTTTACCGACAGCACCATCTATGAAACCCGTAACGCAGTCGATGCCATATTGGCTCGTCTACCGTTCACGGGGAACTCCGTTGATAAGACCCGTAATGCTCTTGGGGAACCACTGCAAGGCACCGAGAGCCCATGGTCTATTCTGTTCCCCGTTACTGGCACTAGGGCAACCAAGGATCCTGTGAACCGTGCTCTATCGGATTCATTGATCTCAGTCGGTGGTGCCCGTCGAACCCTCCCAGGCAACATCGATCTCAAGCAGATCAAGTTGAAGAACGGTCAGTCTGCCTATGACCGCTATGGGGAACTCACGGGTCAAGTGAAGATCGGTGGGAAGACTGTGCGTGACCAACTGCGCTCCGTGATCTCATCACCGTTCTTCAAGGGTCTCCCTGAAATGGGAACCGATGGGATCACAAGTCCCCGCACATCGCTCATCCGAGGGCAGGTATCTGACTACCGTCGGGTTGCCCTTGAGAAGTTAATCAAAGAGTCGCCTGAACTAGCCCAAGCCATGGCACACGCCCGTGATGTCAAAGCCAATCTTTACCGAGGAAACTGATGCCAGCATTCTATGAACTGAACTACTACGCCCGTACTTTCTACTCAGGTGACGGCGGCACCAATGACTTCCTAGTGACCTTCTATGGGGGAGCACCGCTCGACCCAAGTCATGTACGTGTGTATGTGAATCAGACAGAGATATCGAGTGGCTGGTCTTTCGTGACCATCAACGGTGCAACCTATGTCCACTTCGATATTCCGCCAGATGGTCAAACACCAGGCAATGTGATGCTCCGTCGATTCACACCGGCGCGTGAGGCTGACCGTGTGATCAACTTTACCGATGGTGATGTACTGACTGCATCAGACTTGGATATGTCGCAGCTGAACTCCCTGTATGTCTCTCAGGAATCCTCGGATCAGTTCCTCGACCAGGGTGGAGCAGGGGTCAGCATCAACTTCGCTGAGACCATTACGGGATCCAAGACATTCACGGGAACTACGACTATTGGTGCCGAAGGATCCTTCAAGTTCCTACAAGGTCTCGACATCATTGCTGACAAGACTCCAGACGGTAAGCAGTATGTACTTGGAGCAAACGGTACATCCGGTGATGTCCATTGGGAAGAAACAACCATTAACGCTGGTTCTCTCCCTGCAACAGTAGTCCTCACCGATAGCATTCAGACCATTGATGGGCAGAAGACATTTACGGGTGCTGTGGAGATCAACGCTCCACTGAAGGTCACCGGATCTGCTGTTAGTGGTAAAGCACTTGTTTCATCAACGAATGATGGATCGGTGGCGTGGTCATCCATTGTCAATGGCATCAAGCTTGGATCCGAGGCTGCTGCGTCATCTACGGGAACAGTAGTCATTACACCGGCATCCATTGGTGCTATCGCCGTGGGTGCTACTGGAGTAACTCAGACTGTAGATGGACCCGTGAACTTCACAGGGAGCGTAGGACTTGGTAACAACGCAGCCGCAGATACCCTGACTGTTACGAGTGACCTAAACCTAGTCATTGGTAATGAGGCCGCCGGTAAGGTGCTGACTTGTCTTGATGTTGATGGATCAGCAGCATGGGTTTCAGCGGCTGCTACGGGGATCACATCGGTGAACGGGGACTACGGACCAACAGTAATCATTACACCTTCGGGCATTGGTGCGGCTGCTCTAGTAGGTGCTCCTCAAACCATCACCGCCGTTACTTCATTCACAAGTAATGTAAATCTAGGTAGTGTTTCAACCGATACGGTCACAATCAACGGAAGGATGAAGTATCCTGTCAACGGCTATGCCGCAGGTAAGGTTCTGTTCAGTCAGACCGATGGTGAAGCCATCTGGGCTTCCTTGCCAGCATCTATCACAGAAGTCAACGGCAAAACAGGCGTAGGCAACCAAGGTGCCATTACGCTAGATGCAGCCGATGTATCTGCTGTAGGTGTCACAGGTAATCAAGATATCGCTGGTGTCAAGACATTCACAGGTACTGCTAAGGCGGCGGCTGCTGAGATCACAAGCACCCTGAAATACAATGTAGGTGCCAACCTGCAAGGTAAGGTTCTTACAGCGGATGCAAGTGGTAATGCCACATGGGCTGCACCGGCTGCTACTGGCGTGACCTCGGTCAACGACCAAGCGGGGCCTACCGTATCACTCTCGGCTGCTGATGTAGGAGCCGTCAGTGTAGGAAACACCCAAGACATTACAGGTGCTAAGACATTCACCAACAATGTGACACTTGGTACCGCATCAAATGACATCATCCTCATTGGGGGCGAACTCCAGATTCCAGGCGCAATAGCCAACGGCCAAGTATTGACATCATCGGCAGGTAACAAGGCCATTTGGCAGACCCCGGAACCAGCGGGTGTGACAATGCTCAACGGGGCTACTGGACCGCTCACAATTAGTGCAGACTCGCTTGGTGCTTATACCCCAGCAGGTGCTTATCCACTTCCGATTGCTACTGGAAATCAGAAGGGCATCATGCAGGTTGGTGGCGGTCTCTCGGTCACCGATGGTGTTGTAAGCGTCACTCAGAATGCAACGCTACCTATAGCGACTGCCGATGTGCTCGGTGGTATCAGGATAGGCAGTGGTCTATCCATCAATGCATCAACTGGCGTAGTGTCAGCCACACTGAACGGTGCTGTTGGAGTCAACCTCTTCAATGGCCGTGCTGGTGATGTCACCCCTGCTACGGATGATTACACAGCAGCCCAAGTTACAAATGCTGTAGATACCAATACCACGCAGACGATCTCTGCTGCAAAGAAGTTCACAGTAGCACCTACAGTTACATCATCGGGAACTACTATAGGAACTAACGGATCTAACGGCGTATCTATTGAGCCAACAGGTCTTGTGAAGGCACAACGAGCTAGTAATGGAAATCTTCATGTATGGGAGGGTTACTCACCAACAGGCGGCCTTACATCATTCATCGAGTCTGATGGAGATGCTGAGTTCTCCGGTCTCGTTAAGGCGAACGGAGGTTTCTACTCCAGTGCAGGGGTTACCTTCGGAGATAACACAAGTGACGGTATCAACCTTACGGGAACCCTGAAGTTCACTGGTAGTGGCGCACCGGAGCTCAATAAGGTAATGACTTGTAAGGATTCTATTGGCACGGTCGCTTGGGAATACCCACTCAACGCCCCTGTATCCACCGTCAACACCATGACAGGTGCTATCGCATTGAGTCTCGATGGTGAAGTGAACACGACCGGGAACCTTGGTGGTGTAACTAAATCAACAACACAGACCATTAGCGGCACAAAGACCTTTAGTGTCGATCAGGTGTTCCAAGCCAATGTAACCCTTGGTAATGCCCCAGCCGACACGATTCTTGTACCGGGAACTCTAAAGATCACTTCGGGTGGCCCAGGTGCTGGCAAGTATCTCCAATCAGATATCGATGGAAACGCTTCCTGGCAATCAGTAGCGTCTGCTCCTGTCACATCCGTGAACGGGATCACGGGTGCTGTAGTCATCATCGCTGATGGGACTGAGACCGCCCTCATCAAGAGCCTTAATGCTGTATCGAAGGTGGGCAATCAATCCATTGCAGGTGACAAGACATTCACTGGTACTACTACATTCTCAGGCAATGTGAGCATTGGTGCTACTACGGCATCCACATTGACAGTGACTGCTACACCTACATTTCCGTCGGGTGCGGGTGCTAACAGGATTATGACTTGTGTAAACGATACTGGCGCAACTCAATGGAGCAATCCGGTGGCTCCTCCCGTTCTTACAGTGAACGGCCAAACCGGCACGGTGGTCATTACTGCTGATGAGAACAACACAGGTATAGGTGCTGTGACTAAATCAACAGCACAGACGATTAACAGTACGAAGACCTTTAGTTCTCCTCAGATATTCAATGCCAATGTCGATCTTGGTGCCGATGTAACTAATTCTATTACGGTCAAGGGAACCCTAGTCATCCCAAGTGGTGGTGCGAATGGCAAGGTGTTGACTTGCAATGGGAGTAACCAAGGGGTCTGGACGGTACCGATCATCACAACGGTAGGAACCCAAATTGGAGCAGAGGCAATAGCGACACAAACAGGTGCCGTAGTCATCACTGCTGGTCTCATTGGTGCTGCCACTACAGGTGCCCTTACAACCCTTACCGGCCAAGTCACTGATGCGGTTACTGCGTCTACCAACGCCTACAACACTGCTGTTGCTGCTGCTGGTGTAGCTGCCAACAAACTGAGTTCAGTCACTATCACGACAACGCAGATAGACAACTTAGGTGTGTCTTGCCTCGAGGGACTCGGTACTGCCGCTTCACCCCTGAAGGTCCTAGGGGCTTCTCCGCTAGGAGTTGCCGGAGGTGATCTCACCAGCTCCTACCCATCCCCAACCATTGGTAACAACAAGGTCACCTATGGAAAGATGCAGCAGGTATCCACGGGACTCCGGCTACTCGGGAACCCAGCAGTTGGTGCTACCGCTGCGAATGTCACTGAGATCTCCTTAGGTGCCGGCCTTGCTTTCGATGCGGGTCAACTCAAGAACACAGCGATCCCCACGGTATCCGCTAGTGGAACCAACACCTTCACGGGTGCCAACACATTCCAAGGGAATGTAACGGTTGGTGATGCAGCGGCTGATGCTCTTACGGTGAACGCAACGATGTCCACGGTTGCCCCGGTGACCTTGGGTTCGGCTATTGGTAGTGCCTCGCAAATCACAGTTCATGGACCACTGAAGATTACTTCGGGTACTCCAGCGGCAGGGCAGGTGTTGACCTGTGATGGAAGCGGTAATGCAACTTGGGAACAATCAGCGGCAAATCCCTATACGCCATCGTTGACCGGAATTGGATCTGTTCAGCTGTTGGGCTGGACAACCGGTAGCAATGGCAGTGTAAGCGGTATTTGGTGTTTCCCTTCACCTAGCCTCATCGTTGTAAGTGGCTCCGGAAGCAATCCTCAGATTCGTGTTGCAGCAGGAATGGGCACTTGGTTAGCAAAAAAAATAGATAGGGTCGGCACTGCCCAATATACATTGACTGACACACTTGGGCCGAACAGAGATCTTCTTGCAGTGAGTGATCAGTGGATGCTCGTCCGAGTCTCCTAAGGCATCCCATGAATACCCAACTCGACCATGAAGTCATGCTTGCCATTGGCCGCCTTGAGGGAAAGCTCGACCTGCTTCTACAGCAGCGTCAGGCTGCCCAAGGGGAAATGAAGGAGTTAGATCATCGCGTTCGTCATCTAGAGCATTCACGCTCATACATCATTGGTGCAGCAGGAGTCATTGCTGCCATCGTTTCAGCCCTCTTTCAGTACACCCTAGCGAGTAAATAAATATGCAAGTCAAGTATCTCCTGCCTAAGACAAGTAACTTTGCTACTAACAGCAGCATCACCGGTCCAACGCATCCATACAACCCAATTTCATCAACGGTTGGATTGCTTCTACTTAGTCTCGTTAGTTCCTCCACTACAGCGACAACGGTTGGTACAGCGACGATTGAGGTTCAAGGAACCGTTGATGATGTGGAGTGGTTCACTCTTCTCAGCGTCCCTGTTGGCTCATTGAAGATGCCTGTTGGTCACTTTGATGTAGGCACCGCCAATGGAGCAAGGAACTACACACAGGTCATTCAGACGATGCCTCGTATGCGTATCGTTACTTCAGGTGCCCTCGCCTCTGTCGGTGGTTCAACCACTTTCCTACGAGCAGTACTCCTCAATGGCTGATCCCACCAAGGAAACCCTCAAGAGCCTCCATGCGAGTCTCTGCAATGAGCTGCTGCGCCGGGTTGCCTCAGGGGAAGCGACACCCGCTGACCTCAATGTTGCCCGTCAGATGCTCAAGGACAACCAGGTGGATCAAGTGGCTCTCGCGGGTACCCCAATTCTCCGTCTTGCCCAGCAGCTTCCCTTTGATAATCAGGAAGATCTGCGTACCGGCACCTAAGTATGGAGATAGATCCCCGGCTCAAGGACTTCCGTAATGGACTCCACCTTGTCTGGGCTGAACTTGGGCTCCCTGCGCCCACCAAGGTGCAATATGAGATGGCATCATGGCTCCAAGGGGGTCCAAGGCGATCTGTCACCCTTGCTTTCCGTGGGGTAGGGAAGTCTTGGATCACTTCAGCATTCGTTATGCATGAATTGATGTTGGATCCTACGAAGCAGTTCCTCGTTGTCTCTGCATCCAAGAACCGGGCTGATGAGTTCGCCTCGTTCTGCCGGAAGTTGATGCAGGTAGTGCCCATGTACCAGCACTTGATGCCTAGGGATACCCAAAGGAACTCAGCGATAGCCTTTGATGTGGGTCCTGCGCCACCGAGCCATGCACCAAGTGTCAAGAGCCTCGGTATCACCGGGCAGTTAACCGGCTCCCGTGCTGATGTAGTGATCCTTGACGATGTGGAGGTAGCCAACAACAGCCTCACCTCCACCATGAGGGAGCAACTACAGGAGCGCATCAAGGAAGTTGATGCAATCATCAAGCCTGGGGGGCGCGTCATCTTCCTAGGGACTCCTCAGAGCGAAGAGTCCATCTACAACATCCTCCAAGAGCGGGGCTATGAGTGCCGCATATGGCCAGCCCTGTACCCCTCAGAGATCGAGATGACCGCCTACGGTGGTCGCTTGGCACCCACGATCCAAGAGGAGTGGACTCAAGAGATCGTTGGGACTCCTACAGACCCCAAGCGGTTCTCCAAAGAGGATCTACAGGAACGAGCACTCTCCTATGGGCGAAGCGGGTTCCAACTTCAGTTCATGCTCAATACGAGTCTGGCTGATCAGGACAGATATCCCCTCAAGCTCCATGACCTCATTGCCTATGGTGGCGATTGGGAGCAAGCACCGGAGCGTTTGGTGTGGTCAGGATCCAAGGAGAAGATCGAGGAAGACCTACCTGCCGTTGGCTTCCGTGGTGACCGCTACCACAACCCCATATCCATCTCAGACAAGTTCATACCCTTCGCAGGATCCGTGCTTGCCATTGACCCCTCAGGGCGTGGTGAGGATGAAACTGCGTATGCCGTCGTCAAGATGAGCAATGGATGGATGCACCTCACCGCAGCCGGTGGACTCCGTGGTGGCTACACACCTGAGAACCTCAGAGCACTCGCCAAGGTTGCTAGGGATCAGAAGGTCAACAAGTGCATCGTCGAATCAAACTTCGGGGATGGAATGTTCACGCAGCTCCTGACCCCGTACCTACGGGACTCATGGCCATGCTCTATCGAAGAGGTACGCCATTCCATTCAGAAGGAACGGCGGATCATCGATACCCTTGAACCCATCCTCAACCAGCATCGACTCGTAGTGCAACCGGCAGTCATCAAGGCTGACTATGAGTCCACCAAGGGGCTACCGCCGGAGAAGCAGTTGTCCTATCAGCTCTTCTATCAACTCACCAGGATCACAAGGGATCGTGGGAGCCTCAGGCACGATGACAGACTCGATGCGCTCTCCATGGCCGTGGGCTATTGGGCGAAAGCAGTAGCAGTTGATGTGGACAAGATGATCATCGCTAGGAAACAAAGAGATATTGATGTCGAACTCGAACGGGTCGAGCGGGCATATACGAAAACCTTCGGAACCCAAGGAACCTCAGGCCTCAACTGGCTTGGAAAGAATCAATGACATATAGCAATACCTACTCATCCCCGAGTTCACCCACTAACTTCATCCCATTCAGCGGGATGGGTATGCGAAAGGGTGGGCGGGCGACACTGATGCCCTCGAACTACCAAGGGGATGGCTCCACGCTCAACCTTGATTTTACTACGGGTGTGTTGGACTCAAGGCTTACATTTAGCCGCGCCGGTGGTGGAACCTATGTCGGGCCAGATGGGTACATCTATGGTGTTGATAGTGCTACTAGTGCATCGCTTGCCATTGGAACAGGTTCTAAGTCCGTTACTTTGACAGCAACCGCAGGTGTAGATAGACGCTTTCAGGTAGGTCAAACGGTCTACTTCAGCAGTGGCGCAAACAACATGAGTGGTTTGGTGACTGCCTATAATGCATCAACACAGGTCATCACCATCAATGCCACTGCACCAACCGGAAGTGGTTCATTCACATCATGGTTCGTTGGCAATGCGTCCCCTCGGTTCGACTACAGCCCTACGAACATTGGGGAACCAAGGGGGTTGCTGATTGAGGGGCAAGCAACAAATATGTGTCGTTGGTCAATCGATACTGGATCGTGGGACGGCGCAGTTACCGGAGTAACAAAGACAACAGAAACTATCGTTGCACCTTCTGGTGTATCTACTTCCGTAGATCGATGGGTTGCATCGGCATCTTCTTACAAAACCTTCAATGCTACTGGAGGTCTTGCCACTACTAATTACACCCTATCTATGTGGGTACGCACAGTTTCTGGAACGGGAACATTTGGTCTAAGAGTCAACAATCTTTCGGATGGTTCTAACCAATCGTTTAACAACGCAACAATTACAACTACTTGGCAGCGTTTACAGGTTACTTTTAACAATACTGCTGCCGGAACCCTTCAGGGTGGAATGGCTCAATGGTCTGCCATTGGTGGACCGGGTACGGCAATCGATGTCTATGTATGGGGCGCACAACTAGAACTTGGCTCTAGCGCATCTTCCTTTATCCCTACGGTTGCAAGTCAGGTCACGCGGAATGCGGATTCTTGCTTGATGAGTGGCACGAACTTCTCATCTTGGTATAGCCAAGGTAAAGGAACAGTTGTTTGGACAGGTTCTGCGTTCCGCACTACTGCTGGGCACCTTGCCAACATCAACACAGTCAACAACGATCCACGGATCACGGCATATGTTGGTGCTGGCGCACTTACTAACCTAGTCACAAACGGAACTACGCAAGTATCGATGTTCTTTGGTTCTATAACTGCCAACACAGCATTCAAGGCCGCTTGGCGATTTGACACCAACGACTTTGCGGCGGTGCTAAACAATGGAACCGTGTACACCGATACGTCCGGAACTGTTCCTACCGGAGTTGATCGAATGCAGATTGGTGCTGCTGAAGGTGGCTACCAGTTCTTAGATGGATGGGTCAAGTCGATCAAGTACTACCCAACCGCAATTGATAATTCAGCATTGAAAGCGACAACTACCACAGTAGTTTCTGCTGATGTACTGGTAGTCGCTGGCGGCGGCGGTGGTGGTGGCACTACATACAACGCATACGGCGGCGGCGGTGGCGGTGCGGGTGGACTCGTTTATGCCTCTGGTGTGAACATTTCAACAGGGGTCAATTACACGGTGACGATTGGCGCGGGTGGAGCTGCGGGGGTTGGTAGCGGGGGAGCGGTTGAAGGGTCACCATCTTCGATAAGCGGTCTTGGACTTACTACAGCAGTTGGTGGTGGTCGAGGTGGTCGTGGCAACGGCGACAGCGTTCCTGGCACTAATGGAGGAAGCGGCGGCGGTGCTGGTGGCTACCCTGGGCAACCTAATGGGCTAGGTACATCCGGACAAGGATTTGCCGGAGGACAACCAGGTGCTGAGGCCAATCCCTACAGAGGCGCAGGTGGTGGTGGTGCAAGCGCGGCAGGTACAAATGGCAATGCAAGTTCTGGTAACGCTGGAAACGGCACTGCATATTTCGGTAGTAGTTATGCAGGTGGCGGCGGCGGTGGATCAACATCTACTTATGCAGTGGGTGCTGGTGGTACCGGCGGCGGCGGTGGTGGTGGAAACTTTAACGGTACTACCGGAACAGCAGGAACTGCGAACACGGGTGGTGGCGGAGGTGGCGCAGGTACGCCAAGTGCTGCTGGCAGCACCACAGGCGGTATCGGTGGATCTGGCATTGTCATTGTGCGCTACCCAGGATCACCAATTGGTTCGGTCACTGGCACTACTAACACTACGTCAGAAATGGGTGGTTACACCTTCCATACCTTCCGTGTAACAGGAAACTTGGTGATGACATGAGTAAATACGCAGCAGAAATTATCGATAACGGAGTGACACGCATACTCGTAATGGAATCAGTTGCATGGTTAACTGAAAACCTTGGAGGCGAATGGATTGAATGCAAAGTGGATGGCAGTATTCGCGGTTGCTATCCGGGCATTGGATACACCTACGACCGCGTGAATGATCTGTTCGTACCGCCTCCTGCGGAACCAGAAGGTCCTCCGCGTCCCGAAACCCTAACGACCCCCTAAACACCATGGACT